TCCTCCTACGAACTAATATCGTCTATGAATGAAGTGACAATATCTAAACTAGAAGCAGTATTACTTTTAGCTTTTAAATCATCACCATTCTTTAAAACAATTTTTGCACCGCCTTGAATTAATTCAATAGCAGAATTTGGTGGAACACTAACTTCTTTTGCAAGAAAATGATCATTACTGCTATTTTCAATAAAAACATCAACTAAAATAGTAGAGGTAGTAACGTTGCAGCATCTGATTCCAATAACCGCATCAAAGTCTCCACCATCTACTAAAAGAACTTCTGATGTTCCGACGTTTCTTTGTAAATTGTTTCTAAAATTTTGTGCCATAATTTATTCCTTTATAACGCAACAGCCATC